TGTTGGTTGATGGTCAGTTGAGTATATGTCTGAACATCATACAAATATAAGTCAAACTGAGTTTCATCACCAGAGTAAGCTGCGTCTGTAGCATTGAAGGCATAAACTCTGGCAGAACCAATTACATTACCACCACCATTGATTTGGTCATGAAGGTCAATTGCTTCTCTGTAGTGTGGAATACCAGATACATCAAAAACTCTGAGAAGGTTGCCCATCGCAAAGGGAATACTCGCTGATGTTACTTTCTTAGTATCTCTGGGTTTTTCAACGTCTAAAATTTTAGCAGATATAGTTTCTACATCATATCCTCTGACATATGCCTTACCAGGAGACAACTTGACACACATCAAATCATCTGAAGGAGTATTACCTTGATCGGTTAACTCATTGCTGAAGAACAGACCATCGCTTCCAAGTCTGTCGTTCAGCGAGTTGTGGATTGATGGTTGGAATGGTGTGATTGAGTAATCACCTGATTCGTCATATGTTCTTTCTGCCAGATAATCACGAATTTTATTGTATTCAGTTTTAGTCTCAAGAACTTTAATCTTTCCATCTTCAAGTCTCAATAATTCAACGAAGTCAGTGTCATTAGTATCACTAATGAGTTTCTTGGACAGAGTAAGTCCAATCTTTAATCTATCAGCACCTGGTGCTGCATAGTTGGTGAATCCCTTAGCATTATCATACAACGAAGGATCGTCTTTTGCATTAATGAGAGATTCTGTAATTTTGAGACCAACTCTATATGATGGAGTATTAGAATACTCATCAAGAAGAAGAGTCTGCTTGGTTACATTTACAAAGTAACCACGAATGAAGAATACACCATCTCCAATGAAAGCGGCAGAACCGATTGCAGTTGAATCTGATGCTAATGAAGTGGCAAAGACTGTACCAGCAGTAATTGTAGTGTTTCCATATACAACACTTTCACTGGCAAAGAATGATTCGTTATCAGGAAACTGATTGAACTCATAATTATTATCTGAATCTAAGTACTTGACATATACTGTCAGGTCTTCAACATTATTGCCATCAGGTAACTGAACATACTGAATTGTAGCAGTTGTACCAGAATTCTGACCTGTAATCTTCTTACCAATGAAGTTATTGATGTAAACCGAAACATCAATACCCAGATTAGTAGGATTAAGTTTTACAGCATAAAATTGACCATCATATGCTATATTACCGGGTATAACAATTGAACCTTCTTTGAAAATATGACTACCAAAGTCTTCAATTTGATTTTGAAGAATAGACTGAAGGGTGGTTAACTCTCTTGCTTGAACAGGATATCCAGGCTTGAATAAAACCTTGTAAAAATTATCCGCAGCGTCAAAATCGTCGTAATAAGGATTGACGTTTAAATCGGTTTTTTGTGCCATCTTTTTTTAGAATTCCAGAATAATTTTTACGTCTTCTTTTTGTCTTATGTCTCTTTGGACTGTTGGGCGATTATCAAGATAAATTAATTCGCCTGTTTTTTTATTTATCTCTGGACTGGCAAGCCCGTTAGTAAATGTAGTACCCAAATCAATCAGTTTGCTTCCTACAGTTACAGTGCTTCCATCAAAAGTAGTATTAATTGAACCACTAAATGGTGAGATAGTATTTGATGATGATTCGAATGCATAAATGGTTGAACCATTAGTTACATCGTCATAATCAGTTTGATCTTTCTCATTACCGAAATATAAAGACCTATCTTGGAAATATTTCAGAACTTTCGTCTCACTGTCGTAAGATGCGACATATCCCTTGGCAATCTTTCCATCATCTCTTGTCTGAGTCATCTCACCACCAATTGTGGGAGTGCCAGTAAAGTCATCTGCCAGTTTGATAGCAGAGAGTGCTGTAAATTGACTTTCAGTAAACAGATTGGTAGAATTTAACTGCTGAGGATTCTTTATAACCCCAACTTGTGAGAACTTAGTGTCAACTGGGAAATCTTTTGTTGATGCATCAAATCTTGCATACATCAATACTTTGTCTGCACCCAACTCAGAGTAGATATCATATCCATGACCTCTTGATGGTGGGATGATAGGAATCAACTTTGCAGGGTTTGGAATAGAACCAGATGGTTGCAAACTACCAAGATCAACAATACCAAATGTATATCCTTTACCACCTTGAGTTACTGTTGCTCCAGTAATGTTGCCAGAACTATTAACAGAGATAGAAACTTTAGCACCAGTGCCGTCACCAAGTATATTAACAGTACCTGCGCTATATCCAGCGCCAGCATCATCAATATAAACCTTTTTGATTTGGTTATTCTGAACACTAGAATCGCCTGCCTCTCTTACATCAGAGATTTGAGAATCTGTTGAAGTTGCCCAATCATTAGGAACTACAATATACTCAGTAGAGTCAAACTTAATGATATCACTAGGCGATACTGAGAACAAATACTTCCAAATATAACCATCGCCACTTGTTCCAGCAGCAGAGGGTGCTAGATTGGTGAATGTTGGTTCGTCTTGAGAATTATTACCCTTAGTGTTGGTTCCAGAAGAACCATTATCAATACAAACATAGACTCTAAAGTCGCTGTTCATTACATAGAAATTAGAGTCATATAACCTACTTGAGTTGGAATTGGGAGTAGGATTTTCAATATCATAATCATGTCTATACATGTCATAGCGATTATTAACAGTCCAAGTTACCTTTCTAATAACTCGTCTAATATTCGCTCCGTTTACCTTCTTTCCAAAAAGTATATTCTTCTTATAGAATCCAGCGTATTGAAGATTATCAGTGGGACTTGGAACATTAGTATTGAAATCTGATGTTCTACCAAACCCCGCAGATGGTGAATCTGGGCTTGGTTGACCCAAATACACATAGTAGGAATTACTTGTAGAAGTAACCGAATCTACAAAATTACTGGCATTCGAAAGTCTAAATTGATCTGTTACGACAGCTGCCATATCATTGCGTTTTTAGATATTTATACATTATTATTACAATTGTTTTGGTAGTGAACCAGTCTCACGAAGTCCAACACCCCTTCTCTGAACAATTGGGAAGGTACTAATTCCGACAGTTACACTTGGTACTGTAAGACCAGTAACGCCGATAGAAATTGGAGAAGCGCCTCTTGAGAACCCTGAAAGTCTACCCCAGGAGAATGTTCCAACAGGATTATTATCATCACCGAAAGTAGAAAGACCACTTACAGGACTTCCAGAATCAATATTACATGTGATAATTCCTGCAGTTCCATTTACATGCAGAGCACTAATGTTGTAAACATTATCTAAGAATGTTTGACCAATAGAAACAACTTCCGTGTTAGAATTGAAGACTGAGGTTGCGCCTGTTCCAAGTGTGGTATCGCTGATGACTATGGGATATCCAACAGACAATCCAGGGAAACTTGCTTGCTTCAGAGTGAACTCAAGTGCGAGTGGGTGCCCGCCAGTGCCTGTTGTAGTTGTAATACCAGTGATGATTCCAGAGAAACCTTGAATGTTTGTTGCTCCAGATACAAACTCAACATTGTTTACAGCATCGGTGCTACCGATACCAGCGACTGCCATGAATCCGATAGAAACTGGAGAATCATAATCAAAGAGATCAGTGTTCTCAAGGAATATTTCAGTATCGGTAGTAGAGAAATCACCAATGATTTTTGCTACTGGGAATACTTGACCTTCAATGGAGTCCCTTGTCTTGAATACTTTTTCACCGTTAAGAGTAAGATCAACCTTTTGCTTGATTATGCTGATTGGTTTGTAATCTTCTTCATTGATTCCTTCGTCAATATAGACGTTAGTCTCAATCTTATCTGATGCGTCAAGGTTGTATACTCTTCTCTTACCCTGAGATCTTGTGCTTCTGTTAGCATTGTTCTTCAGGATTTGAACTTGGTCACCCTTTTCAATAAGTTGATTAACACCAGTAATTAATACCGTGTCAGTTCCTCTTGTTCCTCTGTAGAAGAATACGTCAATATTTGCTTCTGGTAAAGGTGGTGCAGTGAACGAGAATGTTGTACCACCATCGAACTCATATGCAACACCTGGTTCCTGAATAACA